GGGCGTACGCGCTCAATAAGTCGCTGGGGGATGTCGTGATGGAGGAACTCTCCAAGGCGGCCACCGACGAGGATCGCGAGTACATCATCGCCAAGGCGATGGACGAGGTGGAGATCGCGAAGAACGCGGCCTACGAGGCGTGGGAGCGGGTGGCCCAGCAGGACGACGCGATGCTCGCCGAAGCATTCATCAGCAAGGCCTCGGAGTTCAACCTGCCTGTGGACCCGGTGGATTTCGGCCTGATCCTGAAGGCCGCGTCCACCGTGCTCGACGCCGACCAACTCGACCTCCTGGAGCAGTTGTTCACAGGGGTCGGCGAGGTGCTCTACGACGAGATCGGCTACCAGGGCGATACCGACAACGTGTCCGTGATGGACATGGTCGACAGTTACGTCGGCGATTACGTGGGCAAGGCGGACGCCAGCCACGAGATGATCTCCACTGCTGTCTTCGAGATGAACCCAGAGGCGTACGACGCGTACCTCTCAGAGCAGAACTGGCGGTAAGGCAGATGGCATACGAAGAGTCCCTCGGCAGCATCACGCTCGACGCTGATGCCTCCATCGGCATCTACACGGGCGTCCCCGGACTCCCAGGCTCCGCAGCCTCCCCGAACCACGGCGGCAAGCAGTACCACATCGTCAAGGTGACCGGGAAGCACGCCGCCGGTCTCGCGACCGCATCGACGGACAGCCCCGTCGGAGTGCTCCAGAACAAGCCGCAGATGGTCGGCGCGGCGGCGACGGTGGCCTTCACCGGGATCTCGCTCGTCGCCGCCGGTGCTCCTGTGACGGCTGGGGCTCAGGTCATGGCGGGCACGGATGGCCGGGCGATCACGCTCACTGGCGCTGGCTCCATCGCGCTAGGGGTCGCCATCGAAGCAGCGACGGCGGCCGGGCAACTCATCCCGGTCCTGATCAAGTAAGGACGAGGACATGCCCAACCCAACACAGTCCGATCTCCACGTCAACGTCCCCCTGACGAACGTGAGCATCGCCTACCTCCAGCAGTCCTCGGCGTACATCGCGGACAAGGTCTTCCCGAAGGTGCCCGTCTCCAAGCAGTCGGACCTGTTCTGGAAGATGAGCAAGAGCGACTGGCGCCGGACGGACGTGAAGAAGCGCGCCCCTGGCTCCGAGACGCCCGGGGTCGGCTGGAACTACACGACCGACAACTACTTCGCCCACGTCTACGGCGTCCACCGCGACATCGACGACCAGGTGCGCGCCAACGCCGACTCCAACTTCAAGTTGGACAAGGAGTCCACGGAGTTCATCACCAACCAGTTGCTGCTCCAGCGCGACATCGACTGGAACGCGAAGTTCTTCGCCGACGGCGTGTGGGACAAGAAGTACACCGGCACCACGGACTTCACGAAGTGGGACGACGCGGCCTCCGACCCGGTGGGCGATGTCGACAAGTGGATCATCGAGTTCCGCAAGCAGACGGGCTTCGCCCCGAACGTCATGGTCCTCGGAGCCCACGTCATGTCCGCCCTGAAGCAGCACATCGACATCATCGACCGTGTGAAGTACACCCAGAAGGGGATCGTCTCCGAGGATCTGATCGCGACGCTGTTCAACGTGCCGCGCCTCTACACCTCGTACGCGACGGTGACGGACACGCCGAAGTTGAACGACGCGGTCGCCCAGGACGCGGCGGCGCAGTACCAGTTCATCACCCCCTCGGGAAGTTGCCTGCTGCTGCACACGGCATCGGCCCCCGGCCTGATGACGCCCACCGCCGGTTACACGTTCACCTGGAACGGCTACATGGCGGGGAACAGCCAGGGCATCCGCATCAAGCGCTTCCGCCAGGAGGCCATCGCCTCCGACCGCGTGGAGGCGGAGATGACCTATGACATGAAGGTCATCTGCAAGGACTTGGGCATGTACATCAAGGACGCGGTGACCGTCCCGGCGTGACCCGTTAGGCTCGCTACCAGCAGGACGTGAGAGGCCCGATGCCCGGCATAGGGCGTCGGGCCTCTCTCTCGACAAGGAGGGCAGTCCATTGCCAGTCGTAGCGCCGTACCGCTACATCGCCAGGCGCAAACTCAAGTTGCAGGGGAACGCGTACCTCCCCGGCGAGGTGATCCCCGACACGGTGATCGCGGCGAGCATGAAGATCGACGCCCTGCTCTCGGCTCGGTGGATCGTGCCGGACCCGGACCCGTACCAGCGCCACGGCAAGCCGAAGACACCGACCCCGACGCACATGCCCAGCGACTTCCTGAAGGACGCGAAGACCGTGGTGGCCCGTGTGATGACCTACGCGGTGGACGGCACCGACAAGAGGAAGGCCGTCTTCCGGCTCACCCCTGGGGCGTCCGCGCTCTGGGACTTCGGTGACGGCACCGCTCCCGTGAGGTCGAAGAGCCACACCATCGGGCACACGTTCGGCGCTCCCGGCGCGTACTCGGTGAGCGCGGACGCCCCGAACGCCCCGAAGGTCACAAGGACGAACCTGGTCTTCCCCGATCCAGGGGTGCTACAGGTCGAGCCAGCCCTGCAAGAGGACCAGGAGAAGGATGCCAGCAAGGCGGTGAGGGCAGATGCCGTGGAGTGATCCGACGCTCTCCGAACTCGGCGAGATCAGCAAGGCGCTGCTGGGAGGCAGCGCCAAGAGGATCGCCCAGGCTCGGGCGAGGGACGCCACGAAGGCGATGAGGGACCGGACCAGGCAGGTGAACATGGATCGCGGCGTTGGCGATGTCCATGACAACTTCGGGCTCGCCCATAGCCGCCACCTCGACGGATCGGTCCCGTTCTCGACGAGGGTCAAATGGAACAAGGCCGCCGGAGGAGCGGGCGAGGCGTTCACGGCAGGAGTCGGAAGAGAGGTGGACGCCGCTGGCAAGGCCATCGGAGAGGGCTTCGGGACAACGGCCAACGAGGTGAGCCGCAACGCCTCCAGAGGGGCCAGGACGGTCGGCTACAGCATCCTCGGAGGGGGCGCCGTGGGAGGGGCCGCGTTCGGCGCGGCCTCCAACGCGCGCAAGCGCAAGGAGAAGACCAGGCAACTCGTCATGGACGAGCGGACCAAGAGGATCGTGCTGAGGTAGCGATGTCCTGGACGTACAGCGGCAACCCGACGACCTCGCAACTGGACGAGGTGCGCTTCTACACGCAGGACGTGGTCGAGACCAGGCAGTTCCTCCAGGACCAGGAGATCAACTACCTGCTGGACACCTGGTACGACACGACCGGCTCGGTCATCTTCGTGTCGGCGGTCGCCTGCACGGTGATCGCTGCGAAGTTCGCGTCCGAGGTCAGCGTCAGCGCGGACGGCGTGTCCGTCTCGTCCAGCGAGTTGCAGCAGAAGTACACGACGCTCGCGGAGACGCTGCGAAACCAGGCCAAGCAGCAACTCGACGACGGGGTCGCGTCGGGCCTGAACGAGTTGTGGACGCTCGCCGTGGACGACGGCCTCGACCCGCTCATGTTCGGGATCGGGTTCAACGACAACTACGAGGCCGGGCGCCAGGACTACGGCGACTACAGCGGAGGGGACGCGTACAGCGGGAAGAAGGACTCCTACGGACAGTCGCTCGCGCCGGGGATGCCATGATCCCCAGCAACCCGCTGATCCTCGCGTACGCCCAGGACTACTGCGACTCCAACATGCTCTCCTCCGTGCGCATCGTGCGCATGGCGGAGCCGGTGCTGGACCAGTCGAACGAGGGCGTCGTCCTGCCCGTCCTGGCGAAGGCGCTGTACGAGGGGAGGGCGAGGATCTACGGCCTCTCCGGCCCCCAGACGAGCGACGCCATGGACGAGTCGCAGACCTTCTCCACCTCGTACGTCTCGGTGCCCATGAGGGCGCTGGACATGCGGGGCGACCCGTTGGTGACGCAGGTCGACGACATGATCGAGGTGACGGCGCACTCCGACGCCACCGTCGTCGGGATGGTGCTCAGGGTGCTCGACGTGGACGCGGGAGGGCAGTGGCCCGCGTGCCGCAGGCACATGGTCACCACGGCCCGGCCCTCCCCCTCGTGGGTGCTCGTCTGATGGACGACGGGCGGGCCGGAGATCCGATCAGGGAGAGGGCGAGGGCGATGGAGGAGTCCATCCAGAAGGTGCAGCGCGCAGCAGCCGTCGCCGCCATGAAGGGCACCGAGGCATCGGTCATCGCCAGCACGAGGAGCACCGGCGCGAAGTCGGTGGGGATCGTCAGGAGGAAGCGGTGACGTTCGTCAGGAGCGCCCTCACGGACCACATCCTCTCCGCGCTCGCGCTGTCGGGGCTGCTGGTGGGGGACCATTCAGCGCCCCCGCAGGGCGGCTGGAGCAAGGGGATGCCCAATGTCGGGGAGTT